TTATGTTTATTTCTTTTTCTGTACAACGAACCCGCAGAAACTATCCGCTCCTGTTCGGGATAGGTTCACCCCTATCGCTACTCGTGCCGTGCCCAACGGGGAACTACAAAAACTTATCCTCGACATTGCCCAGAGGGAAGGAATCCTTGCTGAAAAAGTGATTGGTAATATCGTTGAAGCTGCGGATGGTAGTGCCAGGAGAGCACTGAAAATCCTCGGGGACTTGCGAGGGGCTGAGAGTAACACGGAGATGTTAGAAATTATACGGCGCGGGGGCGAGAGTGAAGACGTAATGTCACTGGTAAGAATGTTATTACTGTGGGGAACACATCGGAATGCCTATCCTCCCTGGAAAGCCGTCGCTGGTGTACTGAAACGCTTGTTTGATCAGAATGAAGACCCCGAAGGACTCCGACAACTCATCCTTGCGAATGCTCGGGGGGACCTGTTAAAAACCGGTAGCGAACAGGCGGCAAAGGTTATATATAATTTCCGTGAGGATAACTTTGGCTGTGGTACATCCGGTTTTACTCTCGATTGTTTTAACGTGATTTCTCGCAAAACCTGATCAAATCTCGCGATATTACAATATAGAGGCAACAACAGAGGTATCAGCTAGAAGGATACGTTCTCATGTTGAATAAAGAGCTACTGAAGCAGGCAAAACGTATACTCAATGTGGACAAGAACCGCCTAGATGAGGAATGGCTGGAGCAACCCCGGTTGAGGTTCGCCTTCCACGAAGCATTGGCGGATGCGAATGCCGCTGTCGAACGGGCCGAAGCGAATATCAAACTCATGGACGCGGAATTGGATAAGGAAATTCGTCTGTGTCCCAGCGAATTCAATTTTGAAAAAGCCCCGACTGAACCAGGGATCAAAGCAACGATTCTAAGTCACGAACGACACCAAGAAGCGTTTGAGAATTGGGTGAATAGCAAACACGAAGCTGATGTATTGATGGCCTGTGTGAAGGCCATCGACGACCGGAAATACGCTTTACAAGACCTTGTGCGATTAAGGTTGGCGAATTACTTCGGCGACCCAACCTTAAAAAGCGACGATATAGGTATGAAACGAAACTAACCCCAGTAACAAGAAGGAGATTCTTCGATGGCACCGAGAAAAGAAGAAATGCGTTATGCCGATTTCACGGAAGAGATCGACCGGCAGGAACAAGGGTTCAAACCGACGACTTTCAAGCTGCCCGAAGGTATGTCAGTGTTCAAGTTCAAAAAGCCGACCCTCTACACCATTGACGTGATCCCGTACAAGATCACGGCCGACCGAGATGTGGTTACATCGGTGGGTGGAGCTAAGGGCGATTACGCCACGAGTCGAAAGTTCATCGACCATGACAACGTCGGTATGGATAACCGACGTTATTGTTGTTTAGGTAAAGACATGTGGGGCGAACCTTGTCCCGTGTGTGAAAAGCTGTACCAGATGCGAAACCACCCCGACGTGGTTAAGATGGACCGATCCGAAGCTTGGGATAAAATTCTCAGTGCATTTGCCCAGAAGTCCCGTCGGTTGTTTTACTTCTATGTTCACGGGGAGGAAGACTTGGGTGTACAGTTGCACGAGTGTGCCCAGTACGGTATGGGGAAAACCTTTTACGAGGCCATTGAGAACCGGATCAACGCGATTCGCGAAAAACGTAAGGACGATCCCCGGTTGTGGTACTACCGTGCCGATGAGCGGGGCTACACGTTGGAGGTCAGTTGCAAGGAGGATAGTTATAAAGGTAAACCATTTTCTTACCCAGCCCTTATCAGTGATTTTATCAAACGTGACGATCCCCTGGACCCGGATATCTACAAGGATCTACCGTCTCTTGATGATCTCCTGATCAAAATGCCCTATGAAAAACTCAAAACGATTTTCCTGAAGGGAGGAAAATTAGAGGATGACGACGAACCTGAAAAGAATGGGCGTGGCACATCGACCTCTCAAAAGAAACGTCCCAAGGAAGAGGATGATGATGATGACGATGATGACGATGATAACGAGAAGGATGATGATGACGATGATGACGATGATGACGATGATGACGAGAAGGAAGAGGATGACGAGAAGGAAGAGGAGAAGCCTCTTTCCAAAAAGGGGAAGCCTACCACTACCAAGAAAGAGACCAAGACCGCTGAGGAGTGTGGGATTGAGGTGGGGATGATGGTCACCCACCCCGAACATGAAGGTCCCCTTAAAGTTCATCACATAAGTGGAGATGGGACGGTGATGCGCTTGCTCGACGAAGAGACAAGTGAGGTCTACCGTCTGATCAATCCCGAGGATTGTGAGGTTATTACAAAGCCTAAACCGACGACCAAGAAAGGTAAGACAACGCGCAGCGAAAAGTCGGCGTAGGGTTGAATCTGGGGTGTGCGGGCTCGATACCCGAAGCTTGACGACGGTAAAACTATGTTGCTCAACGACGGTTGACACGGAGACGCACCCCTTTTCTTCTCGGGGGTGGGCTTGTAGCTAGGAAGCCTTTCGGATGCGTCCGAGGGGTGGGGGATTTAACCCTCCTTACAAGCCCTACCCCCCTTTCTTTTCTTAATAGGGGTAGGTATGACCGAAGCCTCCAACAAAATAGCGAAGAAGTTGAGGCTCCTGGCAACCAGCTATGCGAGAGCTTATGCAGACATGACGTGGTTGGGGGTATATCCTCCCAAAGATCAGAAAGAAACCCGTGAAATTCACCGGGAGGCGAGACGAAAGTTGTTTCATGAGATTGTCCGTATTTCCTCTCTGATCTCTACCGAAAAACATGAGGAAGAACGATGACCCCTGAAATAACCAAAATGACTAAAATCCGAACCACACCAGACCAATTGCGTAAGGTAGCTAACGAACTTGAGGAAGCATGGAAGAGAATAATACCTGGGGATGATCTCCCTATTCACAGGATTTACGGAGTGGGGTGTGAGGTTGTGTTTGTTGTTGATCAGGAGGCGATGCGGCACGAAGAGAGAAACAAAACCCAATTGCCCCCCGCACGGAGTACAATAGATGAGAGGGGAACGTGATCTCCAAAAAACTTAAAGCGGAGCTTCGTAAACCTCCTGCGAAAGAGAAGGAACGAGCTTATCTTAGTACAGGGAGTACCGTCCTCAATCTCGCTTTTAGCGGCACCCCCGATGGGGGGTATTTGACAGGGGTTATCACTTCACTCGTGGGGGACTCGAATTCAGGTAAGACCGTGTTAGCTCTCAGTGCCTTCGCCGAAGCGAGTATCAACCCCGGATTTGATAAGTATGATTTCATCTACTCGGGCGCGGAGCATGGCGCTTTGATGGAGATGGAAAAATATTTTGGAGAAGGTGCCGCTAAACGGGTGGAGCATTACAACCCGGAATCCCTGGAGGATTTTTACGTTTTTTCTGCGGCCCTGAAGAAACGTAAACGCTCTTGGATTCATGTTCTTGACAGTATGGACGCGCTCAGCCCCAAGGGAGAAACCAAAGGAACTGAAGGCTACGGTACCAAAAAAGCCAAATTGAATTCATCAGAACTACGCTCGCTCAATAACGATGTCTGGGATACGGGTAGTATATTTATCATGATTTCCCAGACTCGACAGAACATTGGTTGGAATGCTCAGTTCAAGCCCCGTGTCTATTCGGGAGGGGATGCGATCTTGTCCTATTCCCGTATTCAAGCATGGACGAGTATCAGGGAAAACCTTAAATCCCGTGTTAAGGGTAAAGACCGTTACGCGGGGATCACGGCACAAGTGCGGGTGACGAAAAACCATGTCTGCGGTTGGCACGGCAAAGTCGAAGTCCCGATTATGCTCGGCGTCGGAGTCGATGATCTCGGGGGATGTGTGGATTACCTCGTTGAGGAAAAACACTGGAAGACTATTAAGGGGGACAAAGAAGACGATTATGACGAAGAGGACAAGAAGAAAAAAAACAGAGGCATTGTTGCTCCCGAACTCGATTTCGAGGGTAAGAAAGAAGACCTTGTGCATTATGTCGAAGAACACAATTTGGAACAGGATTTGCGACAAATCGTCGCCTCCGTGTGGCACGATATCGACCAAGCCGCTCGCATCAAAAGAAAACCGAGGTACTAACTATGTCTGATAGCCCGATTATTTTGTGTGACGGGAAGTACACTTTCTACATAGGTAATAAAGATATCCATGTAGGAACACTACACCAAACAACATTCTCCGGTGTACTTCTTTGTAGTCGCTACGGAGAGCCTTGGCGGGATTTTGTAGGGGACAACGCGGTCCTTGCATTGTACCAATACGCTCTCGATTTGCCACAATCCCAAGCTGGGGGGATGTCTCACGAAG